CGGCTCCAATCTTGCAACTCTTGTAATGATTGGGGCATATCAATCTTCCGTTCATTGTATAGGATAGACGTTGGATCGTCTGATGCCCTTACCATAGGCTTGGGTGTAGGATGAGTTTTAGCCCAATCTTGCAATTCTTTTAATGAATGCGGCAATTCAATAGGGTCATCATAATTAGCCATGCTTTACCTACTGTATAACGCCGCCGGGGGTGGGTGTCATAGGCTGTTCATTGCCTTCAAGGCGTTGAAGCATGCCCGGATCAAGTATTTGCCGCACAATTCCCAAGCCAGCGGGGTTAGCAGCCAAATCTTCAGCTAATTTAACCGCCGCAATACGTTCACGGCTCTCGCGATCCCGCTTGCGGTTGGTTGCATCAAGCTGTGCATCAATGTTTTTTTGTTGAATTTCAGCCATTTTGACTTGTTCTTCAGGCGACATACCTTGCCCACCGCCCATTTTCTTTTGGGTTTCGGCAACTTTAGTCTGCGCTTCCATCATTTTGGATTGCGCAGTAATCATCGCAGCCTGACCAGCCATTTGCGCAGCTTGAGCCTGCGGATCTGGAGGCGTTGGATTATTTACGGGGTCACGCAACAGCGAATTAGCATTGCTCCAACCCAATGTAAGCAGTGCTTCACGGTTAACCGCATCCAAATTGTACAATGTCGGAGCTGTTTGAGCCATTTGAACTAGTGCAGTTACCTTCATAACGCGCTGAATATGGCTTGCCGTGTTAGGATCTGCCTGAGGAACTAATTCATAATTATCCAATGCATCTAGGAATGTTTTCTCACTCCATTTATTGGCAGGACGTTTATTTCTTTGCCAAAATGATTCGGGATGCTCCCTAAAGCATTGAGCTAACAATTGAAATTCGTCTGCTTGAGCTGCATGCATGCGTTTGTGAACGCTATTAAGCAGTTTCTGTGCTTGCTCAATCATAGCTAACATGGTTCCAACAGGCGCTTCTGCCTTGCCTTCACCTACTTGCATCTCTGCGGTGCCGCCCAAACGCTGTCCATATTGGCTAATTGTCTCAGCAAATGCGGCTAATGCGCCAGATGGTTCTTTATAAGGCAATGGCATGACTGCTTGTTGGATGGGCATGCCCGCCGTAAATTTGTGCCCCACCACCAGGAGGAACACGGAAGATATTGCTGTTCTGACGACCAGATGTCTTGGCATACAAAAAGCCGGGGAAGTTAGAATACATACCTGCGTCAAGCAATTCACGCCAAACTGCCGTTAAGCCGTTGGTTGTATTGCCTAAAATGTGAAGCAAGCCCATGCCGTAGAATTTGAGGCCCGGCACAAAGTCGTATTTGACAAAATGGGTATTAGCTTCAGGCAATTCTTGATCTTCTTCATCATAATTCCTAACAATATTAAGAATTTGTTTAGAAGATACGTCAATGGTTACGCGATAAGGTACTTCCAAGCCAGATGGTTCGCCATCAATTTCATGCTCATAGCCCGGAATATCTAACTCGCAGTAGCACTCATATATTTCGCGGTCCCGATCTTCAGCAACATTGATGTCGTCTTGAAGTCCTTGGATAGCGTTCTTCTCTTTTTGAACGGCGTCAAGTTCCTTCTGCTTGGTTTGTCCCAAATCGACATCACGGTAGGCACCAATAATCTGCATCCGTTTGACAACCGAAGGACGCATAGAGATTCTATGGGTAATACGCCGAGCATTCGAAAGATCCGTCGCTTCATTGTTGACGATTAAATCATCCGCATAAACCGTTTCGGAGACAGGACGATTACGCAGGGGGCAATAGTAGACCTTCTTAAAGGCCGACCCGCCAAACCCAAGCATGAAAAGCATTTTATCCGTGTCAGGATAATACTCTTTAGCTACTGCAGTCAAATAATGATTGAAGTCTCTTTCTAAATATTCTGCTTGCTGGTCCATTTCTGGACCGTCTTGATTGCTGTCAACTCTTACTTTGACAGGCCCGTCAGTGGGCAAGAGTTCTGCCCTTGCATTCGCCTGAAAGCGCAATACGGATTCCAACAGGAGCGGGTGGCGGATACGGGACATTCCTTCAACAGGTGCGCCATCGGCTGTACCTTGCTGACCCGGAATTTCAATCTTAAGGCCCAGTAGTCGTAAACCCTGTGCGCGGTCTTCAATCCACTCTTTGCGGCTGTCGATATCTTCCTCAATGCCTTTAATAAGACGATGCGCAATCTCAGACAGCGCATTCTCATCCATTTCTTCAGCCAAATTTTCATGCCAACCTTCTGTTTTTTTCTTTTTAGAAGATTCAATAGGACGCCCATCCAAGGAAACGCTAATAGAACCGTCCCCGTGGTCAATACGGAGAACATTGCCATCAATGTCCATTTCTGGCTGGTCAGCATCGTCATCCGCATCCATTACAATGACGGTTTCTTGCCCCTCACCAAGAGGCAAATCCGGCTGATCTTGGTCAAGGCGAATGTTAGGGACTAATCCGGGCACCAAAGCCATGTGCTGTATCCTGTGAAAATATTCAGCACACTATAAGCCAATTATGCTTTGTTCGCAAATGTATCGTCGTCGTCTTTGTCGTTATAATCAAGGTCAGGCTTCTCAAGCGCCTCAATCATGCGCAAAAGTTCAAGCCGCAACTCATCCTTGGTATCACCCCAAGGCTTTACTGGCTCGCTGGTCATACCTTGTACATTGCCATCTTTATCGTAAAAAACCTCATGAATGGCGTATCCAAAGTCTGGATCACCAAACAAATTACGGGTTTCGTACTTAATGACCCTATGATTCCAAGTCATCATATGCGTCTCCTTTTGTAAGACGCTTGCTTATTTACATGGTTTGCAAATTTTCGTCAAGTGACTCAGCTAAAGCCTTAATTAGGTTGACAGCTATACTGCGTTTAAGGCGGAATTGATGAAATTTAGTGTCAATAACGAGGGACAGTTTTACGTAACCGTCCCCCATATCTTTAGCGACAACTGTTTCAATTGTTGAAAATTTCTTTTTTTCTTCGGTCATGGACCAACCATTCCGCAATATCCATAATCATCACTATAAACCCAATCTTGGGTTTCAGCATCGTCCCAAGATGCCCAGCGCCATGCCGCACATAAAATTGAAACGCATGGTTTACCAATCGGCGAACCGTCTACGGTTATTTCTTTGCCCGGAATATTGTTTCCCCTGCCAAAGGGACAAATCAGCTTGGACATTTCCTCTGGCGTCATATAATGCGGGTTGTCGGCCATTTACGTAGGTTCCGCTGGTAAAAAACCAATTGGCTCGCCTGTTTCATCATCTAAAAGCTCAATTTCAAACACACGGTCTGTCGGCAAGTAAGCCAACAAATATGATTCAGGATAAGGATTATCCTCGGTTTTAGGCGGGTAATTGTAAAATTTTACCGTACCATCATACACATCGCAGCTATCAGCTCTGATATAAAGATGGTCTACGCCAGAATTATCGTACTTATTAAGCGTTATTTGCCAAGCATACTTGCCCATCACTATCTCCTATACTGGATATAAAGGTTGGTTTTCTCTACTACCTTGCCAGACATTCCCCGCAGCCAACTCCGCTGTGCGTTCTGCGCCGCGCTGCAACATTCCGGTGCCGCGCAACCAGTTTAATGCCTGAGTTACGGTGTCGTGTAAATCGTCATGTTTACCCTTTGGAAAGGTAGCGCATTGTGAGACAACCATTTCTGCCCATACTTTAAACAATTCACCTTCTTTGTCCGTCGGGGCCATAACCATGCCCTCCGAAAACAAATGTTGGATAGCATAAGTACGAGCTACCTTGTCTAGACCTTTAGGATCTATTAAACGTACACTATAATTCTCATACCCAAACAATCTGCGAAGCTCTTGGCTGACCGATATACCCGACGCCTTGTTTTCAATTAGCAGATAGTCAATTTTCCATTCTTTTGCTGACGCGCCAATCTTTTGCACTAGCTCATGCAACTCCATTCGGCCTTGCCAAGCATGCATCAAAATGGCTTTAGGAACATCTGCTTCGCGTTCTTCTACTGAAATACGCTGCCAGTTTCCGCCCATGTCATTACCAATAACACCGTAAGCTGTACCTGCGTCTCTAAACACGCCCCAAACGGTGCAAGCGGAAAAGTCGCCCTCAAACTCTTTTGCACCAAATGCCGTATCAACCGAGGCAATAACAATTTCCAAATTGTGTGGAAACTTGTCTTTGGTCCATTCGCCCCACCATTCGCGTTTTATAATACCGCCGCCTGCTGGTTCTGGACGCTGCTGTAGCTGACCCGCTGCGGCGTATGGGCCAAGTGTTTTTTCAAGCAGTGTAACTTCCTGATCTCCAAATCGTTCAGGCCAGAGCAGTTGGCCCTCCTCAGTCCTTTCATCAGTCCATATAACTGGTTCGCCGTCATTAAACTCTGCGGGTACAAGTACATTATACGTTCTCCTTGCCGACTCAAAGCGCATTGGCAAGCATAAGTGTGTCCAGTCGCCAATGTCTTTGGAGAGTATATGACCAGTAATATCGTTTTCTGACAATCGCTGTTGAATGACAATTTTTACGCCGCGCTTAGGATCATTGAGTCGGGTAGACCAAGCCATGTCCCACCACTCAATCGTCGACGCAACAATAGCTTCACTATTAGCTTCTTGTGCATTATTTGGATCGTCGGCGATCAAATAATTACCACCAAGGCCCGTTGTGGCTGATCCAACCGATACCGTGTTTCGTATACCGTTTCTATCATTCTGAAAGCGCGTTTTAGTGTTCTGGTCGCCCACCAGTTTAAACCTATCGCCCCAAAGTGTTTGATACCATTTGCTTTCAATGAGTCGGCGGCACTTAACCGAATCCTGCACAGAAAGATTCATCGCATAAGACGAGTGCAAGAACTGCATTCCCGGCCCTGATGTTGGCGAGGAGATGCTTTGAGTCCATACCCATGCTGGGAACATAGTCCCAGTAATGGTTGACTTTGAGAATCTAGGCGGCACGTTTATGATTAAATTCCTAATATATCCGTCAGCGCATGCCTGCAGATGCTCACAGATAGCTTGTAATGCAAACCCGCCTTCAGCAAACGGGGCGGAGTCAATCTCACGCCACGCCCTTTGTGTAAAATTATATAAGCTTTCCTCGTAATTGGCAGCTTTCAACTGGCGGTATACCTCCCGCCGTTGACCTTCTGTCATCTTTTCAAGGTCAAATTTCATGCCGCTTTCTTTGTCACCTTGGGTCGCAACTCTTTTAACCGCTTAATTGCATTGTCAGGATATGCCCGGCTAATATGCATAATAGACTTAATTTGCTCTACTGTTTTTCGGCGTCCTATATACTTGCCTAAATCATGAGATACGAGATCTTGCTCTATATCGCGCATAATAGATACAGTTCTGTTTACGGCTAAAACAACTTTATCATAATCTGGCTCATCCACGCCAGAAGCTTCAATCATAGCCTGAGCCGCCCTTTGTGCTTGCGTTTGATAAACGCCGGGGGTTTCTGACTTAGGATGCATGTCAAATTCATCTAAGTATGCCATAATAAGATCATTCAACGTCATTATAGCTTCTATCCCGACAAACTGGTTTTTCATTTTACTACCTTTAGCTTAACTTTTGTTTTGAATGAGGTTGGTTTGGTTTCTAAAGCTTTATTGGCTATGTCTTTGCTATCCGCATTATATTGAGCTTTGGTTATTTCCATTAAAGACCATTCCAGATCATTTATCCGCAGCTGGCTTTCCGCCAATCTATCCATCATGTCATGGATAAATTCTGCAACGTGATCCAACTTGGCATACCTACACTCAAGGCACAAATCCCAATAATCAGGCCAGCGTTTCGTCATAATCGCACCCAAGCAGCTCACGCATTTGCACCCAAAGCTCTATCATGTCTTCGCGCAATTTTTCATAATACCGAATTTCCGCAAACCGCTCATCAATCAAGTCAGCAGCTTGCCATTCCAAGGTGGTTTCCTTTGGCCACAATGAAATACCTGTAATAGGATCACGTTCACATTCTTCACAATCCCGCGCTTGTTCACGCAAAGCATTAACTATTTCACTTGGAAAAATATATTTTGGCGGTTTTGGCTTAAACCGCTTGTCAGCTACAGCTTGCTTAGCTTGTTCCAAAAGCCACGAATCGTACCATTCTTGTATCTTACCCATCACTCACCCTCCTTCAGTATTTGCGATGTCTTGGCCTTGTTCGCCTCGTCCAATTACCGATTCTATTAAATATCCGCCACATCACAGGATCTCTTACTCTTGCAGTTCCTTTGAGTTGAAAACACATCACTCACCCTCCTTCAGTGCGGCAACGAATGAAAACCCATACGTTCCATTCATGCGATTTAATTGATTTTGCAAATCATTAGCCAATGCAAGAGCCGCATCTTTGATTTGCCGTTCAAGACGCAACGCTTCCCGCAACCGTTCAATTTCATCGGCGGCTTCATTTTGCAATCCAAGGCGAAATGTGTAGCCATCTTGATAGTAAACAGTATTTGCACATTTGCGTAATTGTTCAACAATATCCATAACTAACCCTCCTACAATTTTAAATGCATACACACGCAATGAAAATAAACCATCCCCATCCATCTGCCCCGCGCATTGCGGTAACAGCCGCGCAAACAAGGGCAACACAGGCGACAAG